TGTGCCATATCCAAAGTCAATCCTCTGGACAGCACCCTTACCATACTTATCATAGTACATGTCAAAAAGTTTTGATGTCTTGGAGCACCTAGTCAAATCAACGTGCTCTACACCATCAACAATGTACCAGATAAGTCTGGCATCATTTGGAAGTGACTTGTCGTTTGCTGCTTCAAGTGTAGTCTTTTCCTGAAGGATTTGGCAACCGTAATCAGAAGGATTTACATCATTAATTTCTGATCCGAAACTTGCCATCTCTTCTTTTTCCTGTTGATCTACAGCAACACTCATGAGCGACCACCCCAATTGATATCGGGATATGCGTCTTTTACTACATCATATGTTATTTTATATTTAGTCTGAAGTTGTTTATCTTTAACTAGACATAAAATTTGTGCCTCTTCAGGATGCAATCCCTCAAGCATTTGGATGAACATTGTCTCTCTGCGAAGAGAAGACAACCCATCATTACCACCCTTCACAAAATTAAAGAGATGCTTATACTCTTTACGAAGAGAAGTGTGGTCAGTTCCGACAGGAACTTCATTGGGTTTGTAAGGAACTTCTCCAGCAGGAACTACAGAGATTACTGTATCATCAAAGTTCCAGATGAAGAGAGACTTAAGAGCATCATTAGCATACTCTTGCAGGATCTCTACCTTCTTTGCTTTACTTCTTTGCTTGCTAGCAAGTTCAAGAATCTCATGAACAAAAGGATTGGGCGGCAACACTGGTGCCGCCTTTACTGAAGCACTTTTACTAGTCTTCTTCTTCGTCGTCGAACTCGTCATAACTGTTTTCAAATCGTACTGCTAAAATTTCGTCAGGTAACACATTCCCGTTTTCATCAAACATCTCTGGATGAGTGTAAACAGGTTGGGTTTGGTAAATGTGCTCTTTTGCAAGCCATCCTACCACACCTCCTACGAAAAAGAACATTATAGACACTAATGTTCCTATGGTCAACGTTACTGCTAACATCTTTTTGTCCTCCAGAGACTATTTCTTTCTGATGTCTAGGTAGAAGTTCAGATGAAATACTATCTCTCTTCGGAAGATAGATACCATCTTGCCAAACTTTACCTGAAAAGTTTTGGGCGGGTCTGGTTTCCTCCTCCTATTTCGTAATAATAATTCAACCCCACGATTTATGTGGGTATCCTCATTATTTAGTTTGCTTTTTCCTGCGTCCAGGTCTCCTGTCATAACTGTACCTCTTTGCATCATCCAAAATACATTGAAGGTAGTTCTTTATCTTTCTTGCTTGAGGTTTTGGAATATGTCCATAACCCTCACGCAACTGCTTATGCATACTATCACTACCACCTTCAATGTATTGTTCCAAATCTAACATTATGTCAGTGATTTGATCTGAAGTAGTGCTTTGAATAAACACATCAACATCTTGTTTTTTAATCTTACTTGCCTTCAAGTAATCATAGAATTTTAAATTCATCTGTCCCTCAAAGGCATTATCAATAGCATGTTCAATAAGATCATAAATGTCGATGAGGTTCTGTTCCATTAGACTAACTTGTTTTCTCGCAAATACTTTACAGTTTCGGTACATCCACCAATAATTTCATCATCTTTGATCACTCTTGGAAAGGTAGAACCTTGTCCAAACTTTTCATAAAACTCCTCACGGGTGAAGTCCCTGTTAAGTTTATATATCATATGTTTGATTTCTGCAAGCTCTAATACTTGCTGAACCTTTGTGCAATATGGACAACCGTCCCTAGAATATACTGTAAATACCATCGGTTTTTTAATATCTTTCAAGTAAAATAAGTTAGGCCAAGTATCTTGAATGATCTCAGCCAGTTTATAAGGGGTGTTCTCGTCAATCACTCTTTACCGATGCCCAGTCTTGATCGAAAATCTCAAGACCTTTATCGGTAAGGATATGGTCGTACATTTGGTCAAACACTTTAGGTGGCATGGTGCAGATTTGAGCACCATTATACCATGAACGAACTGCTCTCTGCACACTACGAATTGAAGCAGCAAGAACCTGAGTCCTGACTCCATGAATACGATACAGTTCAGAGATGGATCGTACAACCTCCAGACCTGCTACTGACTGGTCGTCTAAACGTCCTACAAAGGGAGAGACGTAAGTTGCCCCTGCCTTCGCTGCTAGAACTGCCTGAGAGGCACAGAAGATCAGTGTGACATTAGTCCGAATATTATCATTAGAAAGTGCTTTACAAACTTGCAAACCCTCCCTAGTCATAGGAAGTTTGATGGTTGCAACATCACCAAACTTTTCAGCAAGGCGATATCCTTCAGCATACATTTCCTCAAAGTTACCAACAACTTCCATGCTGATATCTTTGATACCGATATCTTTGATTTGTTGATAAACATCTTCTGGATTCTTTCCACTCTTCATGATAAGAGTGGGATTAGTGGTGACACCATCCACTAGTCCAGTGTCAAAGTATTTTTCAATCAGTAATGTATCAGCGGTGTCAAGAAAGATTTTCATGTAATTGTGAGTGTACTTCATTCAACGTGTACCGTTCCAATCATACCAGCACCCTTGTGAGGACCACACCAGTAAGTATAGTCACCTGATTCAGGGAAGGTAACATCAAACTCTTCACCAGGAAGCATTGCAAGTGCCTCATGTCCGAGTTCTGGATGATCTTCAACGATAACGTTATGTGGAGGTAGCATGTTGTTCACAAAGTGAACTGATTCTCCTGCGGATATTGTAACCTCTGCGGGATCAAAAATCAAGTTTCCGTTTGATCCCATTTGAACGTCCACTGCCCATGCTGGAGCAGCAAGAAAAAGTGTAGCTAAGAACGTGAAGATAAACTTCATTTAAGTTTATGCAACTTTTTTATATAGCATAAAAAAGACTCTCCGAAGAGAGTCTCTGTCAGGATATCAAAGTGCATTACCTCGCGGCAATACTTCCTCTGGGAACACAAAGTTTTCATGTGGTTGATCGACTGGTGCCAACCAAGCACGAAGACCTTCATTCAAAAGAATGTTCTTTGTGTAGAACGTCTCAAACTCAGGATCTTCTGCTGCACGAATCTCCTGAGATACAAAATCGTAAGCACGGAGATTGAGAGCGAGTCCAATAATCCCGATAGAAGATGTCCAGAGACCCATGACAGGAACGAAAAGCATAAAGAAATGCAACCAACGCTTATTCGAGAAAGCGATACCGAAAATCTGCGACCAAAATCTGTTCGCAGTAACCATCGAATACGTTTCCTCTTCTTGCGTAGAATCGAATGCCTTGAAAGTATTTGCCTGCTCACCATCTTCATACAGAGTATTCTCTACAGTAACACCGTGGATTGCAGAAAGCAATGCTCCTCCGAGGATACCTGCTACACCCATCATATGGAACGGGTTGAGCGTCCAGTTGTGGAAGCCCTGTAGGAATAGGAGGAAGCGGAAAATCGCTGCAACGCCAAACGACGGCGCAAAGAACCAACTGGACTGTCCGAGAGGATAGATGAGAAAAACAGACACAAAGACAGCAATCGGACCAGAAAAAGCAATCGCATTGTAGGGTCTAATTCCGATAAGACGTGCCAGTTCAAACTGGCGAAGCATGAAACCTATGAGAGCAAAGGCTCCGTGGAGCGCCACAAAATTCCAGAGTCCCCCAAGTTGGAGCCAGCGTTGGAAATCTCCCTGAGACTCAGGACCCCAAAGTAGAAGAAGAGAATGACCCATAGCGTCAGCAGGAGTTGACACTGCCGCTGTAAGAAAATTAGCGCCCTCAAGGTAACTAGACGCCAACCCGTGGGTATACCAGCTCGTAACGAAAGTCGTGCCAGTAAGCCAGCCACCAATTGCAAGATAAGCAGTGGGAAAAAGAAGTAGTCCAGACCAGCCCACAAAGACAAAGCGGTCGCGTTTAAGCCAGTCATCAAGGATGTCAAACCATTCCCTCCTCGGTTGTTGTAATGTTGAAGCAACCATTTCTATTTAAAACCTCCATTTGATTTTTTCTTGTTTTGTTTTCTATCCAAGACATTGACTTTACAGTCTTCCCAGTTACGAACAGATTCAAACCAATATACTCTGAGTTGATCGTAGTCATCAAAGATAAAGGATTGACCGTTACATTCTAACTGATATTGATGTCTATCGTAGGGTTCGTCAGAGGTTTGTTCAAACCATACAGGTAATTCTTTAGGACCTGCAGATAGAACTCTTTCCTCTGGATCGAGTTTACCAATCATGAGAATAAGTAATATTACTTAACATTTGAAGAGAAAAAGAAAGGGTCCCGAAGGACCCTCGCCTTAACTATTCAGTTTGTATCAACCAATTGCAGGTGCTTGGAGTGCCACAGGAGTGGACTCAGCAGCAGCAAGGTCGAGAGGGAAGTTGTGAGCATTACGCTCGTGCATCACTTCCATACCAAGACCAGCACGGTTGAGGACATCTGCCCAGGTGTTCAGGACATGACCTTGGTTATCCATGATGGACTGGTTGAAGTTGAAACCGTTCAGGTTGAATGCCATGGTGCTA